CTCTAAGCTGATCGGCCCCAGCACTGCGCTTGCTGCGGTGCTGATAACGATGGATGTCGAACCGTCGATCAGCGTCACGCCGGCGCTGGCAACGGTGATGACGTTGATTATCAGGCGGTGCACATAGTCACCGGCTGCACCTGTGCCGCCCAAAACCTGCCCTGTCTGCGAAACAGCTACTGTTTCATACGCATACCTGTACGGATTGCTTACGCCACTCATAATCTCTTGCTCCTTGATTTTGCGGTTGCCCACATGTCATTCAATGTAACCGTGTTTTCTGGCCCGACCATCAGCGGCTTGATTACATCCGGCGCCCTGACGGTCGGCTCTGAGCGCCAGGCTATCGCCAGCATGCGCATAGCGTCGGCCGGATGCGAGCACCAATCATGCCGCGGCGTCTGTCTAAACGCCTTCTTGTCCTCGTCATATTCTCTTTGGTATTGGCGCAGCGCCTCGATGCCTTCGCTGCACCGCTCTGCGTCAAACCATGTCTGCGGTAGCATCTGGCGAACCGCCTGGATACCGTCCTGCACGCTCAGATCCGGCACGATGGCTAGGTTGTTGATGCCCAAGTATTCGGCCAGCTGCTCGATAATGCTCTTGCCCTGCGCGGCCAGCGTCTTGGCTTTGGCGTCGTGCGGCAGGTAGTGCTTGCCATACTTGTAGGGCTTGCCAGTGACGACCGCGGCCAACTCGGCAATGTTGGCGCCCGACACCGCGTAGTAGTCGATCACGTGGATCTCGCCGCGGATGACCTGATACCACCAAATCGCGGTATCGTCCCGGTAACCCAAATCCCACGCCGTATGCACGTTTACTTCGGGCTGGTAGTCGACCTGGCAGATCCTGCCCGCCTCGGTCGCCTCGCGCATCTCGGTACCGTAGAACGCACCGAGGATTGCGGCCTCAAAGCTGCACTCGTATTCTTGGTCGTATTGGTCTTTGCTCAATTGGGCGCGCGCGGCGGCAAGCTCGCCTGGCGGCAACAGCCCTGACTTGCTGGCCGGCAGCTCAAGCAGGAACCAGTCGTCTTTAAGACGTTGCGCGGTCTGGCGTATGTCATAAAACTGATTCTTGCCTTTCGGCGTGCCGCCAAACACGCACCAGCCCTGTTTGTCGGAGAGCGCCGGGCGCACCACGTTGCCCCATACGCTGGGCTTGAAGTCGCCGAATTCATCCAGGTAAACCCCAGAAAAGCCCAGCCCGCGCATAGCGTCCGCGTTATCGGCGCCGAATAGCCGAATCTTGCTGTCGTTCACGAGCGTGACGGTTAGCTCAGCCTCGTTGCTGTCTTTGCAAATGGGTTGGCTGTAATGCTTCAGGTAATCCCACACCACCGACTTGGCCTGCGTGCGATACGGCGCCACGTAACCGTATAGCGGCATAGAGTCTTTGCTGGTGAAGGCTGCGCGGATCATGTCGTTGATAGCCGCAACCGTCTTACCGGCCCGCCTATGAGCAACCAGGCACGCCCAGCGGTGCGTCCGGTTATGGAATGGCATGAACGCTTTGCGGGGCGCATAAGGCAGCTCTATTTCTCGGACTGCCATCTGCAAATCGTTTCCACTGGCCCGCCGTCGGGTCCGCTGACTTCCGACCGGGCTAACTTCGGAATGTGGTATTCGATGGCTTTCAGATACAAGTCCAGCTTTTTAGCTGGATCATCTATGCCCGCCAACCAGACGCTCATCTGCCCAACATTGGCCGAGGCAAACGCGGCAATGGCGGCGCGAACGTCTTGCGTGGCCTTGTTTGGCACGCCCGCCCGACTACCGCCGCCAGTCTTTATGCCTTTTGCCATCGGTTTCGTTCACTCTTTATCACTGTTTGCGATTAGGCGTTACTATTTCAGTTCACGCAGTCTATAAATCGTTGTATCAATCAGCTCGCACAGCTCATCGATGATGTTCATGAGATGACTGTCATCCGGCAGCACCTTACGCATGCCGTCAACAAAATCTTTAATTTTTTGAATGTAAGTCAGCGGCACTTTCGCAATGTGAAAGTCAGCCGGGTAAGTGTCGATCACATCGTAAGCGCCCTGAAACGCCTCGGCGTACCGGTCGGCTATGTCAACCACGTTCTCGTAATAACGCTGCAAGGCTTTGTGCTGGCTATAACTTTTGCTTTGTAGGTGCATGAAATGCGCGTTCGTGCCTGAATGCAGCAGGACAGAAACGAACAGTGCCGCGTTTTTCTGATAGTCAGCCATAGCACCTCAAGACAACCGCGATCGTGTGGAGAGCGCCCGCATCGCTCAGACCGCGGTCAAGCGGGTTGCGCACTCGGAGGAGATTTACGCACTAACATCTTAGCCCTCAATAATTCTGCGCGCAAGCGCAAAAATCAGGATAAATCGACAATCTGTTTAAAACATTGCCTGTGGATAACTTTTTCCAACCCAATTTGAAGTTAGTGCTTACAAACATATCAATAACCTACTTTGTAATAAGGGTATTGGGTTAAAACTGCCTGCATCATTTCGGTAACTGTAACTCTTTCTAAGAAAGAGTTACGTTACGTTACCGGAAAAGCTGCTTTTGCCTCGGTAACGAAATTACGTAAAATTACGCTACGTTACGTTTGTTACCGCCAACTTGCCTGTGGATAAGTCTGTGGATAACTTAGTTTACCGTTCTTTTTTCCGCAAAAGCATTGCGGAGCGATAAGCGGATTCCTTTACCTGCCAGCCCTGCTCAAACGGCTCAATCATCTCAGCCAAAATCAGATCTGCGATAGGTTTTCCGGAAACGCTTGCCTTCAAATGCTGCTTTGCAGATGCATCGCTAAGACCCAAATTTTTCCTGCAATAATCAAGCATACCGGACCTGCTGATATAAGGATTACCATTTCGCTCCTCGGCGCCAGACGCCCACCAGGCATTCTCAAAAGTTTTGCAATGGCCCGCCAGTTTGCTTGGTTTCTTTGTCGCCACAGGCGCATCTGCCTTAATTACTACGGCGCTGCCAACCTCCACCCCCTCCTCGTCAAGCCACCCTGAAATCGACACAGATTGCAGATTAACCCAACACTCGCCGGTTAATTCGGCATCTTTTGACTTGCGCTGGATAATCTGGATCGGGCGGCTATCGGAGCCTGGAACAATGCTAATTTCAATATCTAAAGCGCCGCGCCAGGCACTTGATCCTCTCGCCCGGTGCTGGGCTTCTTCGGAAACGCCGGTATGATGGAGCAAACTGACGCTGCATTTAAATTCAGCCATCAAACCGGCGCAGGCATCAAGCATGGATTTTGCATCCTGAGCCGAATTTTCGTCGCCAGACAAAAACCGGTGCAAGGTGTCCACAACGATTAAATCCGGCGAAGTCGGCAGGCGCCTGATATTTTCAACCACCCTCTGATAGCCAGCCGGCGTGTTTAGATCGCACCCGTCCTGACTAAGCCACATGCTTAATAAGGCAGGCGGCCGGTGGTGTTGCTTCCAAGCCGCAATTCGCCCCCGCAGACCGTGGTGGCCTTCGCCTGCGAGGTATACGACGCTAGCAGGCATAATCTTGTGGCCGAGCCAATCCGGCGCTCCAGAAGCCATCCTGAGCGCCCAGTCCAAAACGATGAAAGTCTTGCCACCTCCAGAGGGACCGTGAACCATAATCAATGCGTTGGATTGGATCCAATGCTTAACCAGCCAACGCAGGGGAGCCGGCTCGCTGGCAAATTCGTCAGCCTGGACAAGCCAATTATCAACAATAGGAACCAGCAAACTGGCAAGATCGCCGCCCGCCGTGACATAATCGTTTGCATCCCCTTTGTTCGGAGGTATTACCACGCGCGCGCCATGTTTGGCGGCGGCCTGCTCGGCGTAACTTTTGCCGACTCCGGAAACATCGTTGTCGGCTACGATCACGATATCCTGGCTAGCGCCATGACGAGCTCTCAAAACACCTAAAACCGGCACTAAATTGCTCGCGCTGTAGGCAACTACGCATGGACGATGTGTAACCTCGTAAATCGTGGCAGCCGTGGCAAAACCTTCGGCAAGGTAAATAGTTCCCGGCTCGTCCAACGTGCCAATCATCCAAAACTTGCCTCCAGTTTGGCCGCCAGGATGATAAAGTTTGTTGCCTTCGTGATCGATGTATTGCAGGCTGGCAAGCGCGCCATCATCGCTGTAGAGAGGCACAACCAGGCGTCCATCTCCGGTCGACCTGGCGCCATGCACGCCAATACATTTTCGGGCGAGATAAGGATGGTCTAGCAAAGCGGATTGTGCGCCAGACCAGATCAATTCTACGGTGTCGGCTGCCACTTCGTGCTTTCGCATTTGCTCTGCATCACGCAAAGATTTCGCCTCAGCCATTCGACGGGCGTGCGCCATTTGATCGGCATGATTTAATTCTCGTCCGGTTTCAGCGCGCCATATTTGTTCAATTCCAGCCCGCCAGCATCCAAAGCGACCGGCAGGAATGCCGTCGCCAAATGCAATATACCAACCCGGTTTGCTGCCATGGCCGCCGCTGCCTTTTGTGCCGGATTTAAAACGATGGATTTTGCCATCCAGCTCAATTAAGTCGGGCGGCTCAAGTCCGGCATCTACCATCGCATCGCGCAGCTGCTGCTCCGGTGGATCTGGCTGCCGCAAAGCCGGAGCAACAAACGGCTGACCCCCAAACATGTAAGTGATATCAGACATTGGCAGCTTCGCGGGCGGTCAAGTATTCACTTAACGCTCGCACTGTCTCAAACAAAGGCCGATGGTTGTCTTCCGACATGAACCTATAAACCGTCGCCGGATGCAAACCAGCATTAATTGCTACCCGCTTAAGATTAGAGTCACTAAGTCGTTGTTTAATTTGCTCAATTGTAAGCATTGTATGCTCTCAAGTAAAAAGATTATGCTCCGAAGTAAATATATTTGCGAAAGTGCTTGCACGTTATCATAGTTCCTGTATTATTTGCAAATACCGCAACCGGATTGGCCGACAGCGGTTACTGAGGAGTTAGAAAATGAAGATCAAAATCGTAGAAGCAAATCGAGTGGCAATCAACGCACTGCTGGACAAAATCAACGGCAAGTCGTACTCGCACACGGCTTTTCACAAACACATTTTCGATCTCGCCGCATCAAGCGAATTGCAGCTTGAGAAATACGATATTGCAAAAAAAGATCGTTCCGGCGCAATTGCCTCTGGCATGTCCGGCGGCAACGTACCGAGCGCTTACAAATACAGCCGCATCATTAATGATTACACGATCGAACGTAAATCTTTGGACTGGTTTTTGATTGCAGTATCTAAATATGCAAATTACGGCAATTCTGCAAAACCGCGTTTGAGCCTGACCCCCGCCCAGCGGGACATTGCGGTCGCCAAATTTACCGCCCAGTTCTCGGTGCAAAAAGTCGTCGAACTGGCGGCGGCAGCATGAGTGCAGAACCATGTATGTGCGGAGCCACGGACTGCCCGGTTTGCGGTCCGCTGCAAGGCTACTCAACCAGCCACCAACCCAACGCCCACGACCGCGAGTTGGCGCTGGAAAACGTAGTGGAAACCGTAATGGACTACGGCATGTGGCCGCAGCCGGTAAAAGGCAAATTCAAGAAGTCGGAGTTTGATCTTTACGACTTTTTGTTAGAAGAGCGCGACCCTTCATATTTCCTTGAAATATATATCGGTTGCATCACCGGCAACGAGATATCAGACCGCATCCGGCGCGAGCAGGCAACAATTAAAGAAATGCTGGAAAAGCATTTCAAGGATTCGGATCTCGTAAATGATTTGGCAGCAGAATACGCGAGCGAATCATGAGCTTTTTAGAGATGGTCGGCGCCGCCGCGTGCGCCGTAGCAACATTCGCGGCAGGTTGGATTTTTCTTATTCTGTTGTTCAGTATTTAATCGGAGGAAACATGGCTATTAATTTGAAGTCTACGGGAAGTCTTGCCGCTAGTGGAGTAAAGCTGTTGGTTTACGGCGCAGCCGGAGTGGGCAAGACCGCGCTGATCGCAACGTTGCCGAGCCCTATTGTGCTGTCAGCTGAAGGCGGTCTGCTATCGCTGCAAAGTGCTGATTTGCCCTACATTGATGTGGCGAGCCTTGATGATTTGCGCGAGGCATATGCGTGGTGCAAGGACAGTGCCGAGGCAAAAGTTTATCAGTCCATCTGCCTTGACAGCATCAGCGAAGTTGCTGAAGTGGTGCTGCAACGGGAGCTCAAGGCAAACAAGGACGGCCGCGCCGCTTACGGTGAGATGAACACGACAATGGCCGAAATTATTCGGTCGTTCCGTGATATCGCCGGTCGCAATGTTTACATGAGTGCAAAGTTAGAAAAGTCAGCTGACGAACTGGGAAGAATGCTCTACAACCCTGGAATGCCTGGCAAAAGCCTGACGCAAGGATTGCCTTATTTTTTCGACGAGGTGCTGGCCTTGCGCGTTGAGAAAGATGGCGAAGGCAATACGCAACGCGCTTTGATGACAGACGGCGATGGACTGTGGCTGGCAAAGGATCGCAGCGGCAAACTGGACGGCTGGGAAACGCCTGATTTGAGCGCGATTATTGAAAAGATTGCGGCAAAAGCATGAGCGACCTCAAAAGCTTAAGCGCCGACTGGTTACGTTTTAAGATCGACGAGGAAAAGGCCACAACAGAGCGTCGCAAGATTGAAGATCAAATGGTCAAACTGCTGGCCATTCCTGATAATTTTGAAGGCACCGAGACCGCCGAACCGGAAGGCTTTGTAGTCAAAGTTTCTGGTCGGATTGACCGCAAAGTTGATTCAAATAAATTGCAAGAGCTTGCGCTTGAATCTGGTCTGTCTGATCAATTGCCAAATCTGTTTCGTTGGAAACCAGAAGTAAACATGGCTGCTTGGAAAGCTGCCGACAAAAGTATTACCCAGCTGCTTGCTGGTGCAATAACAGCTAAACCTGGCAGATCCACTTTTAAAATCACAATAAAGGAATAAACATGAAATTGTCAGAAGAATTTATAGCAACGGAAATGCCGGCAGCAACCAACAATTTTGAGCCATTGCCGGCCGGTGATTACACTGCAAATATCACTCAATCAGAGATAAAAAAGACGAACGATGGAACTGGCGAATACATCAAAATGCGCCTTGACATCACCGGTCCAACCTATCAGGGACGCGTCGTTTTTTCTAATCTTAATATTAAAAACGCTAGCCTAAAAGCGGAGGAAATTGGCAGGGCGCAGCTTGGCGAAATCATGCGCGCACTCGGACTGCCTAAGTTGCGGGACACCGATGAGATGATCGGCGGCCACATTGGCATCAAACTGTCCATTCGGCCGCCACGCACAGACGAGAAGACTGGGCGCACTTACGAGGCAAGCAACGAAGTCCGCGGATATAAAAGCCTTAACGCAGCTCCGTTGGCAACATTTAGCAAGCCCAAACCAGCGCAAGCAGAGCTCAAAAACGGCAAAACCGCGCCGCCCTGGGCAAACAAAAGTTAAAAAAATGCCCCAGCTGGGTTCCAGACTGGGGCAATTTTTAAAGGAAATAAAAAATGATTATATCGGGATTAAACAACGATATACAAAATCTGATTGATAATGCACACGAATCAAAACCAGACTTGCCCAGGGCGCACTTGGGAGCTAGTGCGCTGGGACACCCTTGCGACCGTTGGCTGTGGCTGTCTTTCCGGTGGGCAGTCCAGCAAAAGTTTACAGGTCGCATCCTGCGCTTGTTTAGACGAGGCCAGAACGAGGAGGCCACCATTGTCAGCGACCTTCGCGCCATTGGGATGGATGTGCGGAAGGATTCATCTCAGCATCGGGTAGACTTCAAAAGCCACGTTTCTGGAAGCCTTGATGCCATTATTGATTCTGGCGTTCCTGAAGCCCCCAAGTCTAAGCATATCGCCGAGTTTAAGACCCACTCTAAAAAATCTTTTGACGCGCTAGTCAAAGATGGCGTTGAAAAGTCAAAGCCAGAGCACTTTATTCAGATGCAGGTTTATATGGCCGGAACCAAGATTGACCGCGCTTTGTACGTGTCTGTCTGCAAAGACGATGATCGGATTTACACAGAAAGAGTGCGTTATGACAAGGCAATCGCAGAAAAAGCCATTGTTCGTGGACAACGCATCGCACTGGCAGACCGGATGCCGGAGCCAATCAGTTCAGATCCAAGCTGGTATCAATGCAAGTTTTGCCCAGCACATGAATTTTGTCACAAAACAAAAACAACTAAACATGTAAATTGCCGCACCTGCGCCCACGCAACGGCTAAGGCAGACAGCACCTGGCGCTGCGAGAGGCACGATGCGGATGACATTCCGTTGGATTATCAGCGCACCGGCTGCGAGAGTCATGTGCTGCATCCTGACCTGGTATCTTGGCAAAGGAAGGACAGTTTTGATCAGTGGACGGCAATTTACGTTATTGATGGCAAAGATGTTGCAAATGGCGAGGGTGATGCGCACGTTTACACCAGTAAGGAACTGCTAGCGAATCCTGCTGCTTGCGCTAATAGCGACGATTTTGTTAATGAAATTCGCAAAGATATGGGCGGGAGAATTATTAAATGATGCTCCGCGATTATCAACAAAGAACTTTGGACCAGCTTTACGCATGGTTTGAAGCTGGCAACAAAGGCAACCCTTGTATTGTAATGCCGACAGGCAGTGGCAAAAGTCACATTGTGGCTGCTCTATGCAAAGATGCAATTCAAAATTGGCCGGAAACCGTTGTTTTAATGCTCACCCATGTCAAAGAATTGATTGAGCAGAACGCCGAGAAAATGCAACAGTATTGGCCTGATGCGCCAATGGGAATTTACAGCGCCGGAATGAGGCAAAAGAAACTAGGCAATCCAATCACGTTTGGCGGCATTCAATCGTTGCGAGACAAAGCAAGCGAAATAGGGCACGTTGATCTGATCATCATTGACGAAGCGCATTTAGTTAATCACAAAGAAACGGGCGGGTATCGCAAACTGGTGCGCGATTTGAAACAGATCAATCCCGAACTGCGAGTTGTTGGTTTAACTGCAACGCCTTACCGTTTGGGCCACGGCATGATTACAGATAAGCCTGCAATATTTAGCGATCTGCTTGAGCCAATTGGCATTGAGGAATTAATTGCCAAACAGTTTTTGATGCCGCTTAGAAGTAAACACACAAAAGCAAAACTAGACACTACTGGCGTTCACAAAAAAGGCGGCGAATATATTGAGTCAGAATTGCAAGCCGCGGTAGACACCGACGATAACAACATCAACGTGGTAAACGAAACAATTGGTTTGGCTGGCAACCGCAAAGCGTGGTTGTTTTTCTGCACAGGCGTAAAACACGCCGAGCGCGTTGCAGAGGTTTTGAACGGAAATGGCATTCTGGCCGGCTGCATCCTCGGCACAACACCCAAAAAAGAGCGCGAGGAGATGTTGGCAGATTTCAAGATTGGCAAAATTCGCGCTATTACCAACGCCAACGTGCTAACCACCGGCTTTGATTATCCTGACATTGACCTGATTGCGATGATGCGCCCCACCTTGTCGCCAGGACTATACGTTCAAATGGCAGGTCGAGGAATGCGTCCAAAAAGTCACACCGATCATTGCCTGGTGCTGGACTTTGCTGGCGTCGTGGCTACGCATGGACCGCTTACGGCGGTGCAGCCGCCCAAAAAAGCTGGCGAAGGAACCGGCGTGGCGCCGGTTAAGGTTTGCGACAATTGCAACGAGTTGTGCCACCCGTCAGCAATTGTTTGCCCGTCTTGTGGTCACCCGTTTCCGTTGCCGCCAGCGCCAAAATTGCAATTGCACAATGATGACATCATGGGTTTGTCTGGCGTCAGCATGGATGTTACAGCTTGGAAATGGCGCAAGCATGTAAGCAAAATAAGTGGCAAAGAAATGCTTACTTGTACTTACTACGGAGATTTATCAGATAAGCCAGTAACAGAATATTTGGCAATATTGCATCATGGATATGCAGGAAGAAAAGCCATCCAACAATTATTTACAATGGCAAGAGATTCTGGTTTTTCATTAACAGCAAATGAAACTTTGGATGATTTAGTTGATATGTTTTCTCAAAATAACCCGCCTAAAATAATTAATTACAAAATGGACGGAAAATTTCATCGAATAATTGAAAGGAAATGGGAATGACGCACGAACTACAACGCATTTCAACAGAGCATGAAGAACAACGCGAGCTAGTGCGTTGGTTTCGGCAAACATATGCTGATGTGCGAATATTTGCCATTCCTAATGGAGGTGGTCGCAGCAAATCAGCGGGAGCGCGCTTAAAGGCTGAAGGCGTATCTGCTGGAGTGCCTGATTTGTTTATCCCTGCTTGGCGGCTGTGGATTGAAATGAAACGCATTAAAGGCGGCAGCGTTAGTTTGGAACAAAAAAACTGGATCAAATATTTGTCTGAAATTGATTATCAGACAATTATTTGTTGCGGTTTTGAAGATGCAAAAAATCAAATACAAATTTATAAAGGGTTTACAAAATGAGCAGCAACGCATTTAACCAGCTTGACCGAGAATATACCGAGCGCGAGGATTATCTAGCTAACCGCGCAGAGGAGCGCAAGACGGTAATAAACGCTTGCCCGTTCTGCGGCCACGACGACGTTGAAATTGACGAGATAGAGCTGGGCATCATTGCGATTTGCTGTCCGGAGTGCCTGACGATCGGACCGCACCAGGATGGCGCCCAGTCTGTTGAGCTGGCCATCGAAAAGTGGAACCGCAGAAAATGACACTGACGCAGTTTAAGGTCGTGCTTGAGAAGTTCATGTTAGCCCGAGGCCGCTACATGAACTCACCCACCAGCACGACCGCAAAAAAATGGAAAGATGCCGATCTGGAATTGGCGCTGGCCTATAACAAATATATGGAGACCCGGAAATGATCCAGACAAACGAAGAAAAGGTAGCGGCA